CCTGGAGACCGTTTCCTATGCACTATCCGCAGCCGCATAAATGACTAAACCGCACAATATATGAGAGATATGGAAAACGGCAAATAGACTGAATGCCTATGCTTCGGACATTGCCCTATATCGAGTGGCCTTTGTCCTTCCTGCTCGCTCTACCAGTCCCCTGCGTATAAACTCCTTTAAAATGCCCCGCACTTCGTCCGTGCTCCTGCCCATGGGAATTGTTGTCTGATTGCTGATTTCTTCTGCCGAATGCCATCGACCTGTGGACTGAAGAAACGACAAGACGACTGAATCCCGAAAACGTTGTATATTCCCCACCAATTCAAAGTAACCGATATGCTGCAGGGCAAGCCCTACGCCATGCCGATAGCACTTCCAAAGCTCCCGCATCTCATGCCGAATCGACAGACCTTCCTTTGAGGCGTTGTCAAAGCTATGGAACTGGGCAACCTGTCCTTTGATGTATCGCTCAAAGAAGCGTTGACGAGCGAGAATCATGCCCTCCTCTAGACAGTCAACGCAGACCTCTTCAGCAATTCTCTGTCCCTGCTCTTGTTCCATAGCGGCTGCTCCTGATTCAGCGGGCATTCGGCAAGAATACAGCATTCGCCCCTGAAATTCGAGCAAGAAACGGTCTGAGCGTCGGGCGAGCAGCAGTAGAGGGATTGCCCGGTGATTCGGCGTCGATTCAGCACAGATTCAACAGAGGCCCCTGGAAACTCGCCACCAATTGTAGCGAAGTGAAGCAGCTGCAATCGGTGGCTGCACAACTTATTGAAGGAGAATTGATAGATGAAGAATAAACCAAGAACAGCATTAACTAAAGAGCAAGCAAAACTATTTGAGAAGATAAACGAATTAACAGACATCGAGAAAGCTTTCCTTTGGAATAAGCAATTTGAAAAGGAATCGGCTTTAGGCAGCACAAAGAAAAACTTCGCGAGTGAGTTGCGAGAAGCAGAACACGCCTCTATAATTTGATAATGAGGCAGAATCGTTAACAGAATATGCAGCCTCCACAATCACACAGAAACATTTATTGAGCAATGGTGCTCATTACTTTTTTAAGGAGACGTTATAATGTTTAAAAGAAAAAAGATGTACGCAGATGGGCAAGACAAGGACACGATTACTGTCGAATTCGAAGAATACTCGATAACAGTTGAACATCCAGCGGGAAAAACGCTGGAAGAGTTTGATGAAGAGCAGCGGGAATTCGAAACTCAACAGGCCAGGCTAAACGGTGATAAATTCGACCCTGACTGCTGCACCAACTGGGATGATGATATCGAAAAAGACTACATCACACAGGTAATGGAGCAGACGAAAGAGCTACTTGATGATTTGCTGTGCGAGACAGATTATGTCAAACCGGTGCTGGATGGCCCCAGCACAGTACGGCGTATTCGTCAATAGATTGATGCGGTAGGCAAACAAGGCCCCAGTCATTTATTTGGCTGGGGCTTTTATTATGCCTTTGCTTCATGCAAATAAAAAACTTTTGGGAAAATCTGATTTTGTTGAAGGATTTATTTTAGATATATCGAAAAGACATGTAGAAGAATACTGTTTTATTAAAAAGTTTTTGACAAGTGTATTTTAGAATTATATAAATATATAGAAGCACGATGTTTTTTACAAAGTAAATAGGCGTATCGGCTTTTTAACACTAAAAAGGCAGCAAATAAGCGAAATCCGCCGGAAAGCATAGAGATTAAGAATTTCCGGACGGTGAGAAAATCTTATTTATTTCTGATAGATAAGACAGCAAAAAGAATTAGTGACTTTTTGTGGGTAGTGGCTCGCTTTAATCTCCAATGGCGTCTATTGATTATAGTTTTATGTTCCATCTGCAATGCAGACATGCCCTTTTTCTATCTAATTAGAAGCATGTATGTATTTACGATGTATGTACACGCATATGCACTTGAAGCACTCATCGGCATTACTTTTCCTTCGCAGCCTTGCTGCTCGAAAAAGATAAGCCGATAAAAAGCAGTCAAGCAAGCTTGCCTGCTACGTTACTCTTGTATATTCTTCTTGATTATTTTTGACAAATAAAAAGCCTTTAGTCAAAAGAGAATAGCAAAAAGCTAATTGTGGAGCGAGCTTGCGAGCTACGCAATTGCGAGCAGGAGCGAAAAAAAAGCGAAAAGCAGCTAGACTGCTTGAGCTTTTTATGAGCGAGGGCGAAGCGAGTAAAATTATAAATCATAAAATTGGGGACAGTCTGTCTTCACTACAGCATAAAAAATATATAAAAAAGTGCAGAAAAAAGAAGGATAATAAAAAAGAATGTTGAATGTATATATAGAGAAGCACAAATTCCGATAACATAAATAGTAAAAGGAGAATGAAATGGATAAAGAAACAAAAAAGGGATTAAAATTACTCTACAGCATAAATAATTGGGGCGAGGGAAGGCCGGACTTTGGGAAGCCCAATAAGACAAGGTGGGATAACGCACATAATGAATCTGCTAAATACATTAACGGAATAGATAACGTTATAATGTATGAAACATATGATGAATGGAAAAAAGCTCACGAGAAAACCCAAAGAGCTTTAGATTGTATTAAATCTTTTATCTTTGGTAATCCACGCTTGTCTGTAAAGAGATATAACGCTCTTATTCGTTTTCTGGGAGAAATAGAAGATTACGAGGTTGGTTATGATAAAGAAGAAGAGAAGCAGGTACAAAGAGCCATACACTATCTATATAAGAAAGCTGACAAATATTATCATACAAAAGTTAAAGGAGAGTAAAAATGTATTCAGGAATTTTTGAAAAGGAATTAAAAAAGAGAGAAGCTGTAGAGGAATTTTTAAGAGACGTGAGAATACCGGATGAAATCTTGGTTCCGGGTGAGAGATTCGCGAGAGAGCTACGGCGTGGAGAAGAAATAGAAGAAAAAATAGCAGAAGCGTTAGGCTTTACTTACGAAAAAACAAAAAATAAAGATAAAGATAGTAAATATGACTTAAAAGTAAAACTCGGTGCGGCCATGCTCAGGCTAGAAATAAAGGACGAATCGAACTATTCCGAATCAGGGAATTTGTGCATCGAAGTATCGAAGGGGAAAAAAGGAGAAGAAGAGACTGCTGGGCTCACCGCTACGCTTTCCGATTTTATGATTCACTATTTTTCCGATGACGAAATATACATCTATGAATCGCTGGCTATGCTTGCGAATCTCGCAGAAGAGCACGATAAATATTTGAGATATAATTTATCAGGCGAAAATAATTCCAACGGATATGTACTTCCGAAAAAAGTAGCGTTACAAATGCCCACGGTTCGTAAGACAACGCTGGGCGAATTAGAGAAAACAATAGAAAAAGGATTAGAGACATGGATATAGACATAGATATAGAACATACAGAGCATAAGCAATTGATAAATGAAGCAAGAGAAAAGCTGGAAGAAGTTATAGACTCGGGGGAGTATTCTCGAATACTTCTTTGCGTCGAGCAGACAAACTCTAGCTGTTTCGTGTCTCGGATGCTGTGGGAAGAGGACTACGAGGACTACGAGGGGGAAGAAAGTGAAGAGAGAAAATAAGTTAAAGCTTAAATGCGAAAAATGCAATACAGTTGTTCCCTGCTACTACACAGGCCCGCTCGGGCACGCTCCGCAGGATATCTGTTATGACTGTTGGCTTGAAGCTCGCCTCACTCGCTCCCCGCTTTTCCAGAACGCCCAGGCGAGAGCGTTGCAATCTCTGGCGAACGGGCGGACGAAGAAAGAAGCTTCTATCGCCGCTGGAATATCTCCCCGCACGCTTCGACGCTGGCTTAAAAGGCTTCGAGAATCGCCCCAGAAGCTCCAAGAAGCTCTAAAGGCGGTGTAGTATGTCTAAATTCGACCAGCGCTGTAAGAGCGATTTGGAATCGTCTGGCTACCTCGTAGCGAAGACGGAGCACTGGAACGCATTCGCTCGACGGCGACAAGACCTCTTCGGCGTTTTTGATTATGTAGCTGTAAAAGCAGACGAAATAGCGGGAGTGCAGGTGACGAGCAGGGGGAACATGGCAGCACGTAGAAAGAAGATAAAAAAGAGCGAAGTATATACGCCCTGGCTCGCTGCTGGTGGAGTTATCCTGCTTATCGGATACGATAAGAAGAAGGGGAGATATAGAAGTAAAATCGAACGCTACACAAGCGAGGGGTAAATAGATAGAGATGAATGAAAACGATATAATAGAAATAGAGAAGCAAGCAAGAATGCTGTGTAGAAGCTGGCATATTCAAGAAGAAGATATAGAAGATTATATACAAGAAGCTTATGTAATAGCTCTAGAGCACGAAAAACAGTGCAAAGAAGAAAGAGTAAAAGAGATAGAACGTGCTCTCGACCGAAAAAGGGGAAAAGAGCGAACGCGACGAAACAAGGAGCGGTTAAGAAATAAGATGTTTTAATGTCCGATTTTAGCGTCTGAAATATCCTATTATATGTAGGAAAGCTTTCTGGGGGGAAGCGTCTGTATAGTTTGTCTTAGTGGTTTCCACTTCTCCTTCTATATAGACGCTTAGCTTTCTTTTTTTAGTCGCGGAGAAAAAACAATATGAAAAAATACATTATTGCACTTCTATTGATTATCACTCTGGGCGGTTGCTCCAATGGAATGCTTAGTCAGTCTTTCTTACAAGAAGGCCCCGTAGCAATCGCCGAAGATATAGAATATGCCGAAGATGGCAAGCCCAAGAAAATTTCTCGCCGAATAGAAAAGGGCGAGAAGAAAGAAGTAAAGAACGAGAAAGCAGCTACCCGCGTAGCAAGCTGGCATGGAATCGGTGGGCCTGAAGCAATAACGAAAGACCAAGGGATAGCCGCTGATAAAGACTTTCTTCACGCAGGCGAGCAAAAGGGCCAAGGAATCGCTGAATCTATATATTACACGCTTCGTAGCTGGTTCTGGGGATTGCTTTACTTAATTATCTTCGTCGGTATTGTCTTTATCGCTTGGAAAATCCTAGTAGCGTATATACCATCGCTCAGCCCCGCGAATAACGCATTAAAGAAGGCCCTTAATCAAACTGTCAAGGGCGTTCAATCAGCAATGGCGTATTTGAGCGACAAAGACAAGAAGACGCTAAAAGACGAGCTAAGCAAGAGCCAGGACGATAAGACGAAAGAGCTTGTAAATAAAGAGAAGAAGTAAATGCGTTGGCGAGACTGGCAAGCCATTAGAGCTTATGTTTTAGAACGCGATAAACACGCTTGCGTCCGCTGCGGGGAACATGAGAGCCAGCTACAGGTAGACCATATGTTGCCAAAGAAAGAGTATCCGCAATACGAGCTAGACGCGAATAACCTTCAAACGCTCTGCCTGCACTGCCACCAAGCAAAGGGAATAGAAGAATGCAGGCTTGCTGAGCGAATGAAGCTGTTGACCAAGAAAGAAAAAATAGAAGAGCAAAAGAAATTCGCAGCAAAACAAAAAGAGAAACAGAGATATAAAAAAGCGATAGCATGCGAGACAGATTAGATATTGCGGATAAAAAACTGTATTTAGAACAAGCCAGCTACTCTTCTGCCAAGTACGCATGCGAGCGATGGCATTACAAGGGCCAAGTGCCCAGTGGTTACAAATATATTGTAGGTGTATGGGAACATGGGCGATTCGTTGGCGTTGTCGTCTTTGGTATGAGCAATAGCAAGAGCCTGCAAACTCGCTTCAATCTCGAAAGAAACGAAGTATTAGAGCTAGTAAGAGTAGCGTTGGATAAACACGAGACAGAAGTAACGCGAATCGTAAGCATAGCTATACGATTGCTCAAGAAAGAATACAAAAAGCTTAAGCTTCTTGTAAGCTTCGCTGACCCAGCCGAAGGGCACCATGGCGGAATATATCAAGGCGGCAACTGGGTATATATCGGCACGAGCACGCCGAGTAAGCTCTACGAATACGCTGATGGAAAAATATATCATTCGCGTTCGGTTAGTACAAAAGGATATAATAAACAATTCGGCGTAGTAAAGAAAGTGCGTAAGCCACAAGACGCGATGAGAGTAATTCAGAAGCCACCGAAGCATAGATACGCTTATCAGATTCGACAAGATAAAGAACTTAAAGAACGATTAGAAAACATGCGAGAACAACCGCCTACATGCGTGAGAAGTGAGACTAGAGACACGACTACCAGCCAGGTAGTAGAGGGCAGAGCATAACTGACCCTCACGCTTCGATGTAATAAGGGGGGGTGGGTGCGAGATTTTATCGCAACGCTCTATAGCAGACAGACATTCTTTCTTCGATAGCCAGTCACGAAAACAAGAAGGGGAAAATGACACGAACAGCCAAGCCAACAGCATTGCTCCAAGCAGAACAGGGGATAGCAAAGCCTCATCGACGCACAGGCTCACCAACGCCCCTGAGCGTCCCAGAAGCGACAAGCGACACGAACCCGCCTGCTGACATGTCGAAGCGTTCCAAAGCTCTCTGGAAGCGATATGCGGCAGTGCTCCAGCCGATGGGTCTATTGACTTCTGCCGACACTGGCGTTTTCCGCATGTTCATTGAGACGCTGGAACGATACGAGCGGGCAATCAAGCTAGAGCAGGAGCAGGGAAGCATTGCCGTTGGCAAGAATGGCCAGCCGTATCAGCATCCAGCCGTAGGCATGGCGAATCAAGCGATGAAGAGTGCCGAGCGTCTAGCAAAGCAATTTGGCTTAACGCCCTCAGCCAGGGCGAGCTTAGAAATCGCTGGGCACGAAGCACCCGAAAAGAAACAAGAGTTTATATTAGATAAGAAAATAAATGCTTAAAAATAAGAGCGATAAATTAGCAAGAAAACAGGGCTGCTTTTTTGATGAGAAGAAAGCTGAGCAAGTCTGTAACTTCGCTTTTAATTATTTGAAAATTGAAAATGGCGAGCAATTTACATTCTTAGAGTGGTTCAAGCGAGATATCGTATATCCGCTGTTCGGCTGGCGAATGCCCGATGGTAGCAGACGCTTTCAGACGGTACATGTATTCGTCCCTAGGGGTAACGGGAAGACCTACGGCGAATCTGCTTTAGCGTTGGCGTTGCAAATAGTAGAAGACCATGCAGGCGAGACAACTTCGCTTATAGCACCTACCACAAAACAGGGCGAAATCAGCTATAGCAATATGCAAAGATTCATCGGGGATAGAAAAATCGCTGAATGCGTCGATTACAAGAAGCAGATTCGCTTCGGCAAGCACGCTGAGATTCGCGTACTAGCTGCTGAGAATACCAAGTCGGCCAGGCTACACGGATATACGGGGCCTGTCATTCTTGATGAGCTTCACGGGATAAATCAAGCGACTTTCGACGCTGCGAAGACCACAGCCCGCAAGAGCAAGAATCCTCTTCTGCTGACTATCTCGACTGCCGGGGAGAACCGACGGGGCGTTGCTTGGGACGTTTGGCAAGACTGCCAGCGAATCCATGATGGCAGCAGCGTAGACATTCACACGCTTCCTGTTCTGTACGCTCTGGGCGAAGAAGAAGACTGGGAAGACTTCTCAGCCGTTCTAAGCGTCAACCCGGGCGTAGACGAGCTAGGCAACGCCAAGACGCTTAGAATCGCTCACAGCGAAGCTCTGGCGAAGCAGACAGCACGCCCAGCGTTCTTGCGGCTGAACTGCAATCGCTGGCAATCTCTGGCAGGGCGATGGCTCGATGTAGAGCGATGGAACAGTCTGCACTCAGCCACAGACGAAGAAAAGCTAGGGCAACTCCCCTGCTATCTGGGACTAGATTTATCGAAGAGGCATGACCTGACCTGCTTAGTCGCCCTGTGGCACGATAGAGAAGCTGAAGCGTTCTATACGAAAAGCTTATTCTGGTTACCTAATAGACAAATTGAAGATAAAGAAACGCGAGACGAAGCGAAATATAGAGAGTGGGCAAAAGAGGGCGATATTGAGCTAGTGAATAACGACACGATAGACCAAGCAAAAATAAAATCGCATATAGAAGCTTTGTCTGATAAGCACAGTATACAAGCTATCGGATTCGACCCAGCATTAAGCACGCTCTTTACAGACGAGATGGAATCGGCAGGCTTTACCATGCAACCGATTTGGCAAGGGCGGCGGTTGACAGATGCTTGTAACGAATTAGAGACGAGGCTTACAGATGGGAGTATCCAGCACGACGGTAATAGAGTTATGCAATATTGCGTGGAGAATGTATGCTTGAAAGAAGTGAACGGGGGAAGATACCCGACAAAAGAGAATGATAGCTCGCCATTTAGAATTGACGGAGTTGCAGCTTTAGTTATTGCGATAAAGACTTGGCTTCTTCTCAGCGGGCAAAGCCAAAAGAAAAGCATATCAGCCGACGCTTTAGATGCTCAGCTTGATATGCTAAAGGAATTATATAGTTAATGGGTTGGCTCACGAAAACAAATACAGATACGAAAGAAACGCTGTACGAGCAAATGCAGGACAGCTTAAGCGATTTATTGTCCAAGCTTTCGACTTTAGATAGCGATAGTGATATATCCGGTCCTAATACAGCCGATGCTATCGCTCGCTCTATTGTTGTGCCTCAGCTTGCGAATATACGATGGGGCGTCTTTCGCGATGGACAGCGAGAAAAGGGCTGGCTCCACAAAAAGCTTAATTACGACATATGCAAGAAGATAACAGGATACGACTTTTGGGCGAGCTTCTATAATAATCTTCTACAATACCATAACGCTTATGCGGAAGTAACACGTAATAACAAGGGCAGCTTAGTCTCAGCTACGATATTACCCAGCAATGAAGTCTATATAAATCATACAGGTAATATAGAATATAGACACAAGGGAAGAAGCATAAGCAAAACGGATATTTGGCATGTCAAATTGAACAGCTTCGACGGCTATAGGGGGAAAGCCTTCACAGACCAACTCGCTATTTATGACATATACAATCGAACAGAAACGCTCGCGAAGAAATATATGCAGCATGGCGGCAATCCGAAACGAATCTGGAAGTTAGTCGGCGAATTAGATAGCAGCCAAATAGCAAAACTAAAAGAAACGCTCGCAAGCATATTTAATAACAGTACGAAAGATGAAATACTGCCGAGCGTAGTAGAATCTGTGAGTGAGCAAATAAGCAATCGCGACGGCCAGCTCATAGAACAGCGAAAATACAATCGCGATGAAATACTCTGGTTGCACGGTATCGACCCCGGGAACGTAGACTTAAAGACTATCTATAGAGTTGTCATGTCGCCGATTTTAGAGAACGTCAGTCAGAGCATTGCGAAATATCTACTGTCTGGAAGCGAAAGAATCAAATATACGATAAAGCCTATTGGTACTTCTCGCTTCATGGGCGATTTAGAAACGCTTGTAGAGCTTGCGGGCAAGCTAAAGGCACAGGAGCTAGCCTCGACGAATGAGCTTCGTAAAACGCTTCTATCTGAGCTTGGCTTGGGTGAGATAGAAGGCGGCGACACGCTACAGAACCCGTACACAGGCAGCGAGAAAGAACGCAAAAAAGCGGAATAAATAAACAGGGGGAAACATGTTTAATCTAGAACAAAAAGGCAAAGCCTTAGATATATACTTATACGATATTATCGGTAACTTCATGGGCGAAGGCGTCTCGGCAAAACAATTTGCGAAAGCGTTAGAGCCTCACGCCGACGTAGAACAAATAAATCTATATATTAACTCACCGGGCGGAATCGTCTGGGACGGCGTTAGCATATACAACATTCTTAAGCGGCACAAAGCGAACGTTACTGCTTACGTGGATGGCTTAGCTGCTTCGATAGCAAGCCTGATATTACAAGCGGGTGATACTCGCGTTATCGCTGAAGGGGCATTAGTCATGCTGCATAAGCCTTGGAGCTTTGTCGTCGGCAATTCTCAGGCGATGCTCAATGAGGCTATAGAGCTTGATAAAATCGAAGATAGCTTAGTAGATATTTACGTTAAACGCTCTGGTAAATCAGCAGAAGACGTAAAAGCATTCTTAAAGGGCGAAGACGGGGCCGATGGTACTTACTTCGATTCAAGCGAAGCACAGGCCGCAGGGCTTGTCGATTCTATCTCTGAGGCGAAGAAGCAAGCTGCATTAGATTCGTCTATGTTAGATAAATTCGACTGGACTAAAAATATCAAGTCCAAGCTCACTGTCTCAGAGGCAGAAGAGAAAGAAAAGATAGAAGACGAGAAGCAAGAAACAGAAAATAAACAAGAACAACAAGCCGACGCTGAAGTTCTGGCTAAGCTTGATTCTATAATTAACACTCTTAAATAAACCTATAGGGGGAAATAATGTCACAAGAAATAATGAACAAATTAGACACACTGAATGATGAGTTTAGCAATCGCGTTGCTAATCTCGAATCTGAATTAGAAGCATTAAAGGTGCATCCGAAAGATACTACTGAACAAGCACAGGATTCCATTTACAGCCTGGTAAAAGGCGATGTAATGGACTTAGATAGCGATTTACTCCGCGTAGACGCTGCGAAGAAATTAGTGCCTGCTGATTTCGGTTTTGATATCGAGCAGTTATGCTACGTCCGCGTAACGAACGCTAGCTCTACTGGCGTCGGCCGAAACAGCGGCGGAATTTTGACTAGAAGTATATCAAGCTCAAGTGAATATGACCCTGATGGCTCAGGAATAAGCTTAGATGCTCACGGAGCTTTCGACTACTTCAATATCTCAGAAGCTCAGACCGCTGATATAGACGTTGCACGCGAGATAGCAAAGAACTTCTGGACTCGCTATAACAATACCGTAAAAGATGGTATGGTCGAAGGCGATGGCACATACTTCAAGGGCGTAAAAAACTTCTCAACTACCACAAGCTGGGAATCGAATAAGATTCAGACGTACACTGCTTATAAAGCGGAAGTAGCTGACGTATGGGCTTCTATCATCGAAGCATTATGTGCTTTAGAAGAGGATGGCAAGAAGTTTGTTATGGTAGACCCAGCCGTTAAGGCTGAGTTAGTTACTACGTTTAAATCAGATGCTACTTCTTATATGCACTTGTTAAAAGAGATGGAGCCTGTAATCGTCCAGAATAGTTACTTGGATAATAGCTGCGATACGAATGATGCAACTGTCGCTATTGTTGGTACTGTCGGCCGTGGTTATGCTGTAGCTCGCGGAGCTAATTTAATAGCTACAAGAAATGACGTTGCGAATAAACGCCAGATTTATACTGGGCTGAACTTAGGCGGCGGAATCGTTCCTGGCAAGGGCATTGCTCAAGTCAAGACTCCCACCGCTTCTGCTTCAGGTTCTTAAGCTATAGTAGTATAGCGATTCTGTTCATCGGGGCTGCAATTATGCCCCGATGGGCTTTTTGTTCTGCAAAAGGGGAATATATATAATATGTCTATATCGTATTATGAGACAATACAACTTGGTATCGCTTACGAGGGTAGAACGCTTACCGCTAAGCTGTATGACGAATCAGGCGACCAATACGGCGATGATATAACTACGGGCTTCACCGAAGTAGATAACGGCGATTATCTGTTTGCTACAAGCTTAGACGACACATTCAGCGGATATGTTCGCTACTACGTCGATGCTGAATACGTTGCTATCTCCGATTACATAGACGCTTCGGCGTTGGCTTCAGAAGCGTCAACAAGCGTTCTGAGCGTCTCAGAAGCGAAGAATCGCCTACGTATAGACACAGACAGCGAAGACAGCATTATAGAAGCGTATATCTACGCTGCTGAAGCTACGATTGCCCAATGGGTAGACGTTACAAGTTTAGTAACGCTGTATAATAATAGCCTTACGGCGAAACAGCAATATTTAGCGAAATTAGTTGTTCAGATGCTCGTAGGAGATTTATACGAGAATCGCGAAGCGAATAGTCCACTGCGATTATATAACAATCCGCACTTTGACGCTTTGGTAAATGTACTGCGATATAGAGATTCTGGGAGTGAAGAATAATGGCGACAAGATTACCGCAAAAAATATCGGAGCTTCAGGGCGATGTAAATATAACTTCTCCGACCGACGGGCAAGTATTAAAGTATGATGCAGCTTCTGGGAAATGGATAGACGCGACTGACGAAGTTAATTCCGCAAGCGAAATGCTCGCAGAGCTATTAACTGTCGATGGAGCAGGCAGCGGGTTAGACGCCGATAAACTCGACGGGCAAGAAGGCAGCTACTACGCTGCTGATACAGACTTAAACGCCCATACAGACGCAGACAACCCGCACAGCGGTTCTGCAAGCAATACAGACTTAAACGCCCATACAGATGCAAGCAACCCGCACAGCGGTTCTGCGAGCAATACAGACTTAAACGCCCATACAGACGATACAGGAAATCCTCATAGCGTTACGGCTAGTCAAGTAGAAGCCGTACCTGCGACTGGTGGTTTTCCGCTACTAAAGACTGTAGTAGACAGCGGGACCACGCTTGTCGTTCCAGATACCCATGTGCTTATCGTTCCGCCCAGTTTCGCTGTTAACGGCACGCTTACGCTAGACGGCGATAGTCAACTATATATATTAACGTAAGGAATAGATATGATAAATTTACCAAAAACAAGTAGCCCACCTTCTAATCCAGCGTCGGATAGAGTAAATATTTACGTCGATGCTGACGGGCAATTAGTCACGCAGAGCAATAATGGACAGACATTTCCGCGTGCCTTCCATGCTACCAACTTCTCATGTTGCTGGTGTAGCACCATGGACTTCCGCTTCACCGCCGACCAATATGACGGCACCGAGACACTAAATGGTGGAGTGCTATTATCCCCTCGTGCTCAAGATGCTATCAGCCTACCGAAGGATGGCTCATTCAGCGGCGGCTATTGGACGCCGGATGCTGAGGACGTTGGGTTGTGGATGATGACGGTTGGCCTCAAAGCGTACATGATGGACTTTGACAACAACGATAATGCGAGGATTTCCGTTAGGTTGCAATACACTGATGATTCGACTGGGGCTGTGGAGGTACTAGCCGCAGAATCCATTGCTTGGCCGTATGTAGGTGACCAGGCTATCTACGTAATTATGCTGAATGCTATGGTTCGGGTTCATGCGGGTGATGAATGGCACGTGGATACAAACGATACCGATAGTAGCTGGGATTTCGCTGTTGGCAAGAACAACTTCCACCTGGCATATTGGTGTGGACACAAGATAGGAGCATAAAATGAATGATTTAGGATTATGGAGAGAGAAACAAGTCAGACAAAGCATCCGTAACCGTAAGGGCTATGGACCCAACGGAGAGAAAGCCTCAGCGAACTACGGTATAGATTATAAGCTCGACCGCGACGGTAACATCATCGAGTGGGACACCGATACACTCGGAGAACTACCCACGAAAGATGTAGACTTGCTGCCCCATAAAGGTCCCAGACTCGTGGCCAGCATAGAGACTAAGAAACAGCACTTCGCAGAAGAGGCGTTAATGCGGCATATCAACGAAGTGGTGAAGCGGTGGCGAATCAGTCAGGATGCTACTTGGCAAGGCAATCTTGCTGAGAACGTACATCCCGAATGCCGGGTAGTTGGTGGCAAGAGGGCATTCCCAAACAATCCAGTTATCGAGGGTCTACCTTCCGGCAGGCGGATTGTGATACTTGACTACGACGCTGACCGATTCGGCGAACCACCTACGCTGGATGACCTGGTGGAGATACTGAAGGACGTACTGGTCGAGCAGCGAGAAGTCAAGGCCAAGAAGATTCGCCGGAGGAAGCTGGGCGAGCCTATTGATGCGGCAGATGCGGAGAAGTTGGCCAATGAAGAGGCAGCTGAGGTATGTGACCCGGCTAAATACATGCGGCTATTGGCCGCTGAGCGGGCTGGCGACACAGACGCCACAAGCGAACTATCCACTATTGACGCAGAGCTGAGAGTAATAGAAACGAATCGTCGGCAAGAAAAGGCTGAGAAGAGTAAATAATATTATTGTAGACGATTCATCGGGGGGGACATGCGAGCAGGCAGGCTCAATCAAAAAATCACGCTGAGAAGCCACACAGCGACTAAAAACGCGATAGGCGAGGTAGTAGTCGCCTACAGCGACGTCGCGACTGTATGGGCCGCTGTAGAGCCCCAGAAAGCGTCTGAGAAGGTGTCTGGTGGGCTTGTGCTCGGAGAATCGACGTATAAGGTTCTGATTCGCTATCGCTCCGACGTTACAAGCGAATGGCGTATCGCGTGGGGCGACAAGACACTTGAAATTAGTAGCGTTCTAAACCCGTACAATCGAAATAGAGAATTAGAGATAATTGCAAGTGAGATACAGTAATGGGTAATGCTATCGACATAAAGGGGCTTGATAAAGTAGACAAGAAGCTAAAGAAGCTCGGCCATCGCACTGCGAAGAAAGTAGTAAAGAAGGGCGTTACAAAAGGGGCGAAGCCGCTGCTAAAGGCTGCACGAGCAAAAGCCCCACGCGATACAGGGCAACTTAGACGAGCCATAAAATCTCGCGTAATGAAAAAGACAGCGAGAGACGAAGCAGGCAGAATAATAATGATAGACCCGGGAAAGTCTCACGATGATACCAAGGGAGCTTGGTACGGATATATTATAAATAACGGATGGATTGACAGAAGCGGTACATACCATCCCGGCAAGAAATTCATGGAAGCTGCTTACGAAAAAGAAAAGAAGAATGCGGTTAGCAGCACTGTAAGAGAAATAGAGGGCGGCATTATGCGGGAAGCAAATAAGTGATAGAGAAGGCAATACATAATATATTGAGCAATGCTCCTGATATAACCGACGTTGTCGGTAATAGAATCTATATTACAGATACGCAGCCGCAAGGCCCTGTTGAAGACGCCAGACTTGTACTCAGCTATGACAAGACGTATAGCCATACGCTTGCGAGCGTGAGCGACCTGGAGCAAGCAAATATACAAGTAGCATGTTTGGCGACTACGAAGCTTGCGAGTTTAGAACTTGCTGAGGTAGTACGAAGCGTGCTGGATGATTATAGCGGGACAGTTGAAGGAAAGAATATTCGCGGAATAATGATTCAATCAGCAAGCAGCATAACCAATTTACAGCCAGAAGAAAAAGCGACAGTCTTCGGCGTGGAAGTAAATTATGTCGCGTTTTACAAATAATAAAAACACAACTATATATAGGGGATAAAAAATGAGTACGAATGGTGATATTGGACATGGAAGCACATTTAGCGTCGGCGACAGTAGCGGAGGCACTTCTACTTCATACGATGAAATAAGCGATATAGAATCAATTAGCTTCAGCGGAATAGAAGTAGAAGATATTGAATCCTTTACGATGAGTGCGACTAAGCGTAGAAAAGCATTTAAGCCTGGCCCAGTAGATATGGGCGAAGTGGAATTAACGCTTGAGTTTTCTGACGATGGCTTTAACACGCTCTTTAATCTTGTTGGCGATGAAAGAGACTTTCGCGTAGAGACTCCGGGCGGAGCTTACTTCGACTTCGGCGGCTATCTCAAGGGCTTGCCTGCTGAAATATCGGCTGGCGAGAAAATGAGTATGTCCGCTACGTTTAAGATTAGCGACATTGCCGATTTTGATTCTGACGGTTCTGGCTCAGGTAGTTAAGGGGGAATAAATGCTACAAAAGCAAGACATACTAAATCAGAAATTGCCTACTACTACTGTTCATGTAGAAGAGTGGGGCGGCGATGTATTAGTCCGCTCGCTTACAGCGGGCGAAGTAGAGCAATGGCAAAAGAAAGCTGAACAGCTGCAAGATGATGGAATCATTATGGCGACATTCTGCCAGATGGTTTTAGTAGACGAATTAGGGAATCAGCTTTTTCAGTCAGACGAAATAGAAGCTCTATCGAGCGTATCTGCCAACGCTTTAGTTACTGTTTTTGAAGCAGCCGCTAAGCATAACGGAATAGATGATGGAGCTATAGAAGAAGCAAAAAAAAACTAGCTCACGATGCTGAATTGCGATGGTGGTTTATTCTCGCCCTGCAATTCGGCATGAGCGTTGCTTCTCTTAAAGCAATGCTTCCAGCAAGCGAATTGCCTTACTGGTTCGCTTTATACGAGCTTGACCCATGGGGCGAGCAGCGAGCAGACTTTCGCCAAGCGATAACGACTACGGCTATCGCGAACACTATGGGCGGGGGAAAAGCGAAGCCTGCTGACTTTATGGCCTACACAGACGAAGAGAAGAAGAAGCAGACGCCGGAAGAGCAAGAAGCATGTATTCGACGCTTCGCCAAAGCTGCTACAGCGACAAAGAACAACGTAAAACGCTCTCAGGGAGCAAAACGGGGGAAAGATGGCAAATAGCATCGTTATCAGTCTAAAAGCACGCTCAGCAGCGTTTAATCGCAGCATGCAGCGTGCGTCTAAGCGTCTGTCGAACTTCGGCAAAGGCGTTGCTCGCATTAGTGGCAAGGTCGCGAAATTCGGTATGCTCGCCGGTGCCGCTGCTGCGGGTGGAATGGCGTTTTTCGGCAAGCGTTCTATAGACATGATGGACGCTGTAGGGAAAATGTCTGACGAGTTAGGTATCGCTACTAAAGCTTTGACAGGCTTAGAACACGCTGCACAAATAAACGGAGCTAGCCTGGACATACTACATAAAGGTCTAGGCATATTCGTTAGGCGTATGGGCGAAGCGAAGATGGGCGTTGGCGAAGCCCGCAAGGGGCTAGAATTGTTAGGGCTATCTGCTGATAGCCTTAGTAAAATGCCCTTAGAAAAGCAAATGCTGGAAATCTCGGAAGCTATTTCTAAGCTTCCGACACAGAGCGATAGAGCAGCAGCAGCGTTTATGATGTTTGGCAGGCAGGGCGTAAGCATGCTAAATATGCTTCAGCAAGGCAAAGGAACTCTACAAGGCTTAATGACGGAAGCAGAAGAACTGGGGCTTACCTTCAATCGTTTGGACGCTTCCTATGCCGAGCGAATCAATGATAGTATGACTCGCTTAAAGAGCGTTGTAGGCGGGGCTTTTCGCGGTGCAATGGTATCAATTCTTCCACCATTGACAGCAATAATGGAGAAGCTAGTCACTTGGGGCAAAAGCATCATGCCCTGGCTGGGAGCGACTACCAGTAAGATAATGGGCGGCATGTCTCAAGTCTTCGGAATCTTTAAGACGTATTTTAGCGTTGTATTTAATGCTATTATAAACGTCCTATCGTCCTTCGGTGTATCATTCGGCAGTACTGGCGATGTTATATCGTCTGTAATAGATGGAATTGTAGGCTTCTTAAAATGGCTCGCCGTACAATCAATAAAAGTTATAACGATGCTTGAAGTAGGCTTTACAAATTGGAAGACCGTTGCTGAGCTTGCCGCGGTCGCAGTTACTCATAGTATTGTCTGGCTTGGTAATACAATCGTTCACTGGATAGGCACTGTTATACCCGATTTATTGTCTTGGTTCGGCCGCAACTGGAAAGATATATTCGTAGACATGGCGAATCTAGTAGCGACTATATTTAAAAATATGTGGAAGAACATTAAAAGCTTCTTTAGCAATTTATGGAAAGCTCTTAAAGGCGAAAAGACAGACTGGAAATTTACAGCATTAACAGATGGCTTTGAGGCCACGCTTACAGAAATGCCAAAAATAGCTGAGCGTAAATTAGGCGAGACTGAAAAGGCACTGAAGAACAGAATGGCTTCCCTCGGCAAGCAGCTAAGCTCAGAATACGAGCAGAAAGTAAGTAAGCGTCTAGCGAAGCTGGAAGACAACACGAAGAAGCCACAGCAAGTAAATAATAAACTCGCCGAAAAGCAAAAAGAGATAGCAAAAAAGAAACTACCGTCGCTGGACAATAAGCAACTAGAGACAAGCAAACTTGCCAGCGGGTCTAGCATGAATACAGGGCCAGGCGAATTTAAAGTAATGCAATCGAGAAGACTAATACTTCAGCCGAGCAATAAAGAGAATAAGACGGCTGACGCTGCGAAAAAGACAGCGAAGAACACTGCTGAATTAGTCTCGCTCATGCGAGAGAAAGGACAAAGCGTAGCGTTCGTATAATGAGAAGTGGGGAATAAATGGGATATTCAATTGACATAGTTGAAGGCAATAGGGGAAAGAAAGACTCAAAGGGCTTTAAAAGTAAGACTAGAATAGCCTTAGTATATGGGCTTCCGAGTGGCTCAGATAACGCTATAGATGTAGCAATTAACACGCTGAATTCTGCGGGCTATTCGCTCGGCAGCCAGCACCCGACTTACACCGAACTATATTTGTCTGAATATGACGCTTCGGCATTGTCGGACGATACAGTACAAGTTACGCTTAGCTACGAGCGAAAAAATAAAGAGAACGATACCAGCTATGTAAAAATAAGCGTAGGGGCAACGCTCCAACAGTCTCAGGCGAATACGGATAATAGCGGAGCTTTAGTATATACAGAATATACCGATGAAGATGGAAAAGAACACCCCAAGCAGTACGGGACATTTTCTATTCTATTGCCCAATGTAACGTTCTCCTACAGCAAGACTCAAAGCAGCAGCCCTGGCAGCGATGCTATTGCGTATGTAGGTAAAGTAAATGCAACTACGTTTAAGGGACTTGACGCGGGAACGGTTCTGTGTACAGCGATAACGGGCGATAGCGAAGATAGCGGAAGTACATACGATTGCCGATATGATTTTCATTACAAGGCGGATGGGTGGAAAAAGAAGATAATCTATACGGACCCAGAAACAGGCAAGCCACCCAGCAATATAGACGCTGCTGTGAATAGCGGCAAGAGCATTAAAGAAATCGGCGTATACACTACCGCTGAGTTTAATGATTTAGGATTGTAATATGATTCCACATTTTCAAAAGGGCAATAATAAGCTATCCGACCTAAACCGCGTTGTAGATGCGGCGAATACAGTAGAAAGTGTATCTGGCGATGGGTTAGTAGAATTAGCTCATACAGGTAGTGGCGTTACAGCGAATATAAATCTCGCGGAGCTTGCTCATCGTCTTCCTTCACGAAACGTGCCGCGATTCGTTGCCAAGATAACAGGCAGCGGTACTCCCTCTTGGAATATCGGCGGCAGTGGTAGCGGTAGCGGAGAGAATATCACGACGGCCTACAGCTTCGCTGAACAGACGCTCGGGCCAATCTCTGGTACAGGCGGCGAGTGGATAAATAAAACGAATGGCCGAGGCGATTCGTCCACATACAATCTATTTGAAATAAACAATGAAACGCTAGAAGAAGGCACGCTTGTCTATGCGTGGAAGCAAGACGTTACAGCCGATGGTAAAGTTATATATGCTTGTTATACAGGCAGTGAAAAAACAAATACCTTAAGTGGATGCTGGCGATTATACATCGACGGCACGGGCTCGGGCACGCTGGATTCCGGCGATTGGTCAGACGTAGTGCTGACTCACTGGGGCAAGGCAATGTCTAACCCATATGACGGTCCCCTTAGCCACGCCAGCTATCAGGGCCTACTGTATGAGGACGACAGCTTCAATATAGATTACATGACACCTGGTTTGTACCCTGTGGTGTTGGATTTTGAAGAGATATCATCTAATAACTTCGAGTGGTACGATAGCGGTTTATCCGAGGGGAACATTTACGTGGATGACACCGATGGGTCGCTCAAATGGGAGTGTACTGATTATACAGCTGACACTCTTGTATTCTATCGAGCTACCGGCGTAATACCTACTGATATCGGCACGCCATTTAGTTAAGCTAAAAGGGGCATTATGATTGATATAGTAATTCCATTTATTGAAAAAGGGCAGCAGTGGCACGAGCTACGCTATACGCTGAGAAGCATAGCGATGTACTGCGAAGACTGGGTGAATGATGTATGGCTCATCGGAGATAAGCCCGCATGGGCGAACGTAAATCATATACCGATGAAACGGCGTAAGAATATAAAATACAACTGCTGGCACGACACGCGAGATAAGACCATAGCTGTTATAGAAGATGAGCGAATCAGCGAAGACTACATTCTTTGGTATGATGACATTGTATGCTTAGAAGATATATCGTTAGACGACATAGCGACACACAAAGCTGTATGCGACTTGGGCAAAGTAGATATTGATAAACGCTTCGGCGACACTGGAGGGCGTTATCGCCAGCTTCTTAAAAATACAGTCAAGCGACTTCAAGCCGAGAGCTTGCCGACTTGGAATTATGAAACGCATTTGCCGCGATTATTTCACAAGGGCAGGATGGCAGAAGTATTGGACTATTTCAATCTGCGAAGTGAGATAGCAGAATTACCGTACATGCTCCCGACGTGCTATTATAACTACTATTTCCCCGAAGCTCAGCCCGAATCTATCGCTGGCTTCGATACGAAGTGGAAGATGATAGCTCGCCCAGCAGAGCAATATGAAAGTATCTGCAAGAGAGCAGGAACAGCCAAATGGCTGAACTATAATAATTCTTCTCTGTCTAAGTGCTTGAAACAATATATACCTGAACGCTTTTGCGAAGCTTGCGAATATGAAAAGGGGAATGACTTATGGGTTTAAAAGAAGCGAGCATAAAAACCATAATGATTATCGCCAGCTTCGCCGCCGGTATCATAATAACCATCGCGGCTTGGAGCTTCGCCGCTGGTGGCTGGCGTACAAGCGTAGAAAGCAATATAAAACAACTGCGGCAAGATGTAACTCACTTGCAAGCGGAGCAAGCAAGACAGCGAGAATATGAAATAGCTTCAGCGAAGCAGCTAGCCCGGATAGAGCAGCAGATATGCGATATGCGGCAAGACGTTACAGAAATAAAGCAGAGACTTCAGCATAAAGATTCTGCTTGGGCGATAAAAAAGAGCTTGACAGAGAAGAAGGGCCAGGATAATCAGTAAGCGTGACAGCCATTTAAGACAATTACTCCAACTGAAAGGGAACAACGATGGCCAAAGAAATCAAGCTGGCAGACATTCAGAAAGCGTCAGAAGCAGGCGATGCGGTAAAGACGATGCAGCTTGTACAGCAGAGAAAAGAAACGCTGCAGCAGAAGCGGGAAGAATTCGCAACGCAACTGCGAGCGATTGACGACGAGCTTTCGTCGATGGCGACATTCGCTTACAAGGCGTCAAAATCGCTGCTGGGAGATTTGGGCGTAAGGATAACCCAAGGCAGCGGAGCATCCACGAGCAGCCCCGCCGCAAGCTCTGGCAGCAGCAAGCGGGGAGCGAAGAAGGTTGATTTGTCGGCTGCTGAGGCTGCTGAGATTCAAGGCCAGGTTGCTGACATTCTCGCAAAGAAGCCGAAGACTACGTTTGAGTGCAAAGAGCTTGCCGCAGAGACAGACTTTAAGAGCGGCGAGATTCGGGCGGCATGCGATACGCCAGAAGCCACCGAAATGGGCATTGCCAAGGTTGACAGCAAAGGCCCGTGGCCTGTCTTCCAGAAGGCTTGAGAAGCCCCAGAACGCCCCAGAATCGACAAACGAGCGAAGCCCTATGCCCTACCCGGCGTGGGGCTTTTCTCTTGGTCAGAAGCAGCGAGGCAATATTATCGCGGTGAGCAGCAGCCTTCGGATTGTCCCCTGTTCTGCCATGGCTGACAGCATACAGCAAGTGAGCAAGACTTGCCAAGGGCCAACAAACGACATTCAGCCAAGTAAGCTGAAGCTCCCCACGTTCTCGAAGGTGGGTTATAATTCTGAGCGTATCTGGGTTATAAATACGGCGATACATGCAGAAATGCGAATGAGTGGCGAGGTTCGCTAAAGTCTGCACAGCAATGAGTTAGAATGCGGAGAAAAACGGTGTAAATTGCGGCCTGGAAAAGCCTTCCAAGCTGAATGTTGAGGGTTCGACTCCCTTCGCCCGCTATCCCCTGC